ACCAAGACATCATTTCAAATAACTTACCGTAAAGGAAACTTATTGAAATCACGTCGTAATGGCACTCACATACAGAAGTCCATTGGAGGAGGTTGTCGGTTGTTTTGAACCGTCTGTGCAATCAGCGATTGCTAATGTGGCAGCTAATGGCTACAAAGATTTGGAAGAGCAGAATTTCAGCTTATTCAACTACGCTCTTGGGCCTTTGGCCAAGGAGCGTCTGTCTAAGGCTGGAATCTACTTAAGCCCATTCTCAGCTGTGCCGCATTCTCATCCTGTGTGCAAGACTTTAGAAAATTACATGTTATATAAAGTATTGCCGTCTTATATAGATAATAAATTTGTTTTTGTAGGTATTAAATCGTTTAAATTAAATATTCTTAAAGTAAGAAGCAATAGGAAAGCTAGTGAGGCAGGTAACTTAGACTTAGTGCAGCACATAAACAGGTACGTAACTAGTGCGGACAAGTTGCGATATGGCAACGAGTTTGTCGTCACTAAATCACTTGAGCATAAATTCCTGAAAAGGCACGCTGTCAGCTTGGAAACTGCTTCCTTGCGCGATTTGGTGCCCGAATGTCTTAAATTACGCTCAAAGTACTTATTTATGCATGATGAACTGCATTACTGGGATACGAGCACTCTCAGTTGCTTTCTTGAAGTTATTGATCCGGAGGTGATGATTGGAACGCTGGTTTATCCAGCTGAGTTGTTAATGGGGTCAAAGGAGAGCCTTCATAAGTGGTGTTACACTTATGAAGTGAAAGGTGGGGATTTATTGTTCTACCCAGATGGAGTTAGATCTGAGGGGTATGTGCAGCCGCTGCATTGCGGCTATCTGCTCAAGGCCAAATCTTTGGTGTTACCAAATGGGGTATGCTACGGTATCGACGTGATAGCAAGCAAATTCTCACATCACCTTGTGGCTATCACAAAAGGGAAGGGTGTGAGCTGTCAGTACCGGAGCTTCGGCCCCTTCGACGCTGTGAGCAGTGTGGGTCTTAACCGCGTGAGCAGGAATGTTGGTAAGTGTTTTCCCATCTCGTTCGAGGTGGTTTCGCGGATATATAGATACCTGAGGACGCTTAAGAAGCCCGATTTGCAATCTGCTATGGCTAAATTGGGCCAGTTACTGCCTGAACCCAGTGGCACAGAGATCAAATTTCTCGAAGAATTCGCGAAGCTGGTGATCCAAACCAGCACTTTAAATGTGAACATCAACGCGGATTTAGCGCGGGTTTTCATGGGAAAATTTTTGGGCTGTGGACCTAGTTTCATCGCGAGCATGTTTGCTAGTGTAAAGGCGATTAGCCTAGATGAATTCGTGGGTGCCCTAGAGCCCTATTGCTTCACAATTCAGACAACTGAGTTGAGATTTGATCATGATGAGGTAGTAAATCTGAAGACTTTCGGAGAGGCTGAGGAGGAGGTAGATTTAGTTCGGTGCATTGACAGTTTTCGGATTGGGAGTGTAATCCAAACAAGGCCCCCGGCAATGTATTTCATGCCAGATTGCAAAAAAATGAGTGGGTCTTTGTTGCAAATCAAAAATGGTCACATGGTCAAGTTTTTGGCTAAATTGTTGCACAAGTCTAGAAATGATGCCTATCAATGTGGGATCAATGCATCGGATTTAACTGCTTTCATATTGGCCTTGAGCAGAAGGCAGAGTTTGGTTGATTTGAAGGCCTTGCTGGGAGATCAGGAGGCAATGAAAAGAGTGAGAGTTTTAGTGCGCGAGTTGGGTATTCAATTCGTGAGAAGGTACGAGCCCAGGAGGATTGAGCTAGCAGGTTGCACTGAACCGATGCCTTACTCCTTAAGGAGTGCATATTCCCAAGTGGTTACTGAAATACTCAATTCTAAAGCAGCTGTACCTGTGGTAGAGGTGGAGTGCCCCCGCAGGGCGCCTGAGCCTGAAATTCAAATTAAGCCTGTACAGAATAGTGGACTTCAGTCATTGATATGCAGTTGCGGGATTACAATGCTGGTCACAGAATTACCCAGAGCTAGCATGATTGCAGATTACTACCCAGATGTGCTCAAGGGAAGGGAAGCCGCATGGTATTCCAGAAATGGAGATGGGTATGTATACACTGGGGCAAGCCACACTAGCAATGGTTGGCCAGAGTGGATTGAAGTTTGGGCTAAGGTTAATGGCCTGGATATCTCGGGTTACAACTGCTTGTTAGCCCAGAGGTACAACAAAGGAGCCTCACTGAACTTGCATGCTGATGATGAAAAATGCTTCGAGCGGGGCAAGATTTTGACCGTCAATGTGGAAGGGACAGCAGAGTTCAGAATCTCGGGGCGTGCTGGATGTGTAGGGAAGATAAAGCTCTCTAGCGGGCAATGTTTTGAGATGCCCAATGGATTCCAGGAGAGTCACAGGCATGGGGTTTTTAATTGCAGCGGGAGCAGAGTGAGTTTCACCTTTCGCCGTTTGAAGGTTGACGCTCCAGTCAAGGAAGAAGTTACTCCCACGGAGATCATTGATGCGAGGGAAAGCACGCAAGAGCAACCCGGCGTCTTGGCTTATGAATACATGGGTGTTAGCATTGAGAGCTATCATTGTCATTTGGACAGGCAGGATTTCATAAGCACAAGGGTTGATGGTGACGGGAATTGCTTTTGGTATTCACTCGAGACTGTGGTGGGATTAAGCATGGAGGCCATGAAAAAGTTAGTTGCCACGAGGTCCGTGGGTGATGCAGTGCAGCGGGGGAAATTGGCAGGCCAGCTGTCGCCCGGGGTGATGGCACAAGAAGAAGCCATCTGCGGTGCAGCGGATGCTTTGAAATTGAGGATAACTATCTTTGATCATGAGCAGCAAGCTGTTTTCGTATTCACTCCCAAGATCACCAGGGATTCCATCAACTTGTTGTTAGCTGGTGAACATTTTGAGCCAGTTAGACCAGCAAATGATTGTGTCTTGAGGTGCTTGGCCGAAGTGCTTAAAAGGGATGTTGCTGAAATCCTAAGAGTTCTAGAGGAGAATTTTGAATTGGAGGATCTCTTACCCCTCTGGAATGCCGGTGGCCTGGAATTTGAAGCATTACCTTCTGTGTTTGAGCTATTCGGAATTAAGGCATCGCTGTTAATAGGTGGAGAGTTAGCTGAAATTAACAGTGAGGGGGAGGTCGAAGCTGCATTTGAGCTCTCCGAAGGTCATCTGAGTGTGTTGCCAGTGAGGAAAGAACCTGCAACGACTGTGTTGAACCGGCACGTGGGGAAAGGCGCTGTAAGTGAGAGTTCTGTGGTCGCTTTTGGGAGTCACGGGACTAAGTTGAAGTACAAACCCCTGATTAGTCGAGCAGCGCGGTTATCAAAAAGTCTGTTGGTTGGGCAGACCGGAGTGATTAGCTCCAAGCTCTTTAATGGTAAAGAGGACTTACTGAGTGGTGGTTGGCCCTTGTCTGAAGGCGAGAGGGATATGTATGCTATTCTTGGCACCTTTGGGGCTGGAAAAAGCACACTGTTTCGCAAATTCATGTCGGCCAATAAGACCAAAAATGTTACTTACGTGAGTCCCCGAAGGGGTTTGGCTGATGACTTTGCCAGGTTGGTTGGTATGCACGACCAGAAGAAGAGCAGGAGTAAGGATAGGGCGTCGAAAAATTGGAGAGTGCATACGTTTGAGACGTTCCTATGCAAAGCAAGGACAATCGGCCCGGGGTCGGCCGTGATCATTCATGAGATTCAACTGTACCCACCGGGTTATTTGGACTTGGCTTGTTTGTGCTTGCCTGAAGGGGTAGCTATTTTCTTGGTAGGTGACCCTTGCCAGAGCGATTATGACAGTGAAAAGGACCGCGGAGTCTTTTATAAGGAAATAAGCGATATTGATCTGATTTTGCAAGATACTGATTATCGCTACAACTGCTTGACTCGCAGGTTCCGGAACGGCAATTTCCAGGGTCGCTTACCATGTGACTTTGATTGCAAGGATCTTGAGGTCACTGAGGGGCATATGCTGGTAGATGGGCTAGAGCTGGTGGATGAGCTTGAGGAAAAATGGAAAGAAGTGGTCTTGGTTTCTTCTTTTGAGGAAAAGAAGATAGTACAATCTTATTTCATGAGTGACGTGCCCGCTTTGACTTTTGGAGAATCCACGGGCCGGACTTTTGGAAGTGGGTGCATTTTGATCACAGAAGCGTCCAAATTCACGAATGAGAAAAGGTGGTTAACTGCTTTGTCTCGTTTCTCAAACAATGTTTGTATTGTGAATGCTACTGGCTCTAGTCTCAGTAGTTTGATGAACGCTTACAAAGGCAGGAGTTTGTACAAATTCTTAACCAAGACTGCAAGCAAGGATGATCTGCTAGAACTACTACCAGGCAAACCCAGATTTTCATCAGGTTTTGGAACCACTATTGGAAAAGATGAGGGGGTTAAGGAGGAAAAGTTGGTGGGTGATCCTTGGTTGAAGGGAATGATTGACCTCCTTCAATTGGAGGATGTCGAGGAGGCTCAGGAAGATATGGAGGAGATGCAGACTGAATGGTTTAAAACTCATTTGCCCCAATGTGAGTTGGAGTCTGTGCGTGCACGTTGGGTGCATAAGATTCTAGCCAAAGAGCACAGGGAAGTGCGAATTGGGAATATAGTCTCTGAACAATTCACTGATGAGCATAGTAAAGAAAGAGGTCTCCAATTGACAAATGCGGCTGAGCGTTTCGAAACTATTTACCCAAGGCACAGGGCGAGTGATACAGTGACCTTCTTGATGGCTGTGAAGAAGAGGTTGAGATTCTCAAACCCGAACAAGGAAAGGGCTAAGCTGCATGAAGCAAGGAATTATGGCAGATTCTTGCTTAATGAATTCTTGAAGAAAGTGCCGTTGAGAAGGAATCTCAATAAAGACCTGATGGCTAGAGCAAAAATGGATTTTGAGGATAAGAAAACCTCAAAGAGTGCCGCAACTATTGAAAATCATAGTGGCCGCTCTTGCAGAGATTGGTTGGCGGACGTTGGGCTCATTTTTAGCAAATCTCAGATTTGCACAAAATTTGACAATCGCTTCAGATCCGCTAAGGCCGCTCAAACCATCGTGTGTTTTGCACACTCTGTTCTGTGCCGGTTCGCACCCTATATGAGATATATTGAGTACAAATTGAAAGAGGTGTTGCCCGCCAAATTTTACATTCACTCTGGGAGGGGCTTAGATGAGTTGAATGATTGGGTCAAAATCGCTAAGTTCGAGGGGATTTGCACTGAGTCTGATTATGAGGCTTTTGATGCTTCGCAGGATCAGTACATAGTTGCCTTTGAGATTGAAGTGATGAAATGGCTTGGATTGCCTGTAGATCTGATCGAGGATTATGTGTATATCAAGACTCATCTGGGATCCAAGCTTGGCTCATTCGCCATAATGAGATTCTCGGGGGAGGCTAGCACATTTCTATTCAACACAATGGCAAACATGCTTTTCACCTTCTTGAGGTATGACCTAAAGGGAAGCGAAATGATTTGTTTCGCCGGGGATGATATGTGCGCGAATGCTAAGCTGAAAGTTTCGAGGGAACATGAGGGTTTCCTGGACAAGCTGAAGTTAAAGGCTAAGGTGGAGATGAAGGATACTCCAACTTTCTGTGGGTGGAATTTGTGCAGCGATGGCATTTTCAAAAAACCGCAGTTAGTCTTGGAGCGGATGTGCATAGCTAAAGAGACTAACAATTTACATAATTGCATTGATAATTATGCTATTGAGGTTTCTTATGCCTATCTTTTGGGCGAGAGAGCAATCAACCGCATGAGTGAAGAAGAATTGGAGGCTCATTACAATTGCGTGCGGATCATAATTAAGCAAAGGCATCTTTTGAAGTCCAGCGTTGTGAGTGTGTTTAGGGAAAATTTAGATTAGTTAGCTTAGGTTAGAGCTGTAGGTTTGAATTATATGGAAGTGTTATTAGAATTAGCGTCTAAGTATAAGTTTAAGCGTCTTGCGACTACACTCAAATACCCAATTGTGTTTCATTGTGTCCCAGGAGCCGGTAAAAGTAGCTTAATCAGGGAAGCATTAACTCTTAGTCCTAAGTTTGTCGCGTTCACCTTTGGTGAGGCTGACACGCCAAACTTGACGGGCAATTATATAAAAGCTGCGCCTTGGTTAAGCTCGGAAGTTGAGGGGAAGTTCTTGCTTGTGGATGAGTACACTGAGTTTGGTGGTTCCTTGAACACTGCTTTCGCTGTGTTTGGAGATCCACTCCAGACTACTACAAAACAAATCCTAAGGGCACACTTCACTTGCAACATATCAAGGCGATTTGGAAAGTGCACTGCAGAATTGCTTAGAGAACTGGGTTACAACATTGAATCGAGCTTGGAAGATTCCGTGCAAATCGCTGGGATTTTTGAATTGGAACCGACTGGAGTCATAATCTGTCACGAGGAAGAAGTTGCTAAGTTGCTTTGTGCTCATTCTGTTGAGTACAAGAGAGTCGAGGAGGTCAGGGGCAAGACTTTTGAAGAAGTCACATACATAACCGCCCAGGACAGCCCCACTGATCGAGTTGCAAGCTTTCAATGTATGACAAGACATAGAACCAGTTTAAAGATCCTATGTCCAAATGCCTCTTACACCACCTCCTAACTATTCCAACGCAGTATTTGCTTTGGCTGTGGGTGCTAGTTTGGCATTGCTGGTTGGGCTTTGGTCCAGATCCACATTGCCCCACGTAGGTGACAACATCCACCATCTTCCACACGGTGGGGTGTACAGAGACGGGACTAAAGCCGTGTTGTACGGGAGCCCGAGAAAGTTGAATTCTGTGGAAGGGATAGACACAAGCAAACATTACGTTTGGGGTTTTGTAGTTGCTTTAGTGGGTCTTATTCTGCTGTTGAGTCGGCGTGGCAATACTAACCACTGTGTATCATGCACGTTTCATACGTGATTTACGCTTCGTTAGCGTTGCTGAGTTACTTAGTGTCCTCTTATTTACTGTCCACTACTAGTGAGTCTAGCTGTAGTTTAATAATAACTGGTGAGTCAATAAAACTGTTTAGTTGTGAGTTGAACCCGGAGGTGATTCGTGCTATAGCGGCTTTGAAACCGCTTAAACACGAGGTACCTTTAGGTTTTCAGGTTACTGATTGAATAACTATGTCTACCCCCGGTGGAGGAGGTACCGATCCAAATGCTAGATCAAGTGCTGAGCAGAAGGCCGAGCAGGAGAGAAAACATGCTGAGATGGAAAGGGCAAAAAACAAGGGCAAGGGTGCGAGTGCTGGCGTGTCACCAAACACTGAGAGCTCCCTAGGAGACGAAGGTGGCACCGCTGCCGAGGTTGAAAGGTTAACCCAATTGCTTGATGCTTTCAGAGCTGAAAGGAAGAACATCGTGGTTAAGAATGAAAGTTATGAAAAAGGCAGACCAAGGCTTAAGCCAGTGGCTGATATGGAAAGAGATCCAACAAATCCTTACTCCATGTTGTCCTTAGAGCATTTGATCAACTTGCGCCATGCACCAACCTCCAGCAATATGGCAACTACTGAAGAGCTGTCCAATATCTTTTCGGACATTGAGGGCCTCGGCGTGCCGACTGAGCACGTGGTTAGGGTCATTTTGCAGATGGTCCTGTTTTATGCCGATTCGAGTAGTTCGAAGTATGTGGATCCCAATGGGGCTGAAATGTTTCCTGGTGGGTCAATACCTAGAGATTCGGTTCATGCAGTGTTCAATAAAAGGAGCACTGCTCGGAAAGTGGCTAGGCTGTATGCACCAATGGTGTGGAACTACATGTTACTCCACAAGAGACCACCAGCTGATTGGCAGGCCATGGGCTTTCCTTACGAGGCTCGCTATGCTGCGTTCGACTTTTTCGATTACGTGCAGAATCCAGCTGCGATTCAACCCGTGGAGGGTTTGGTGAGGCCACCAACTCCAGCTGAGAGGATAGCTCACACTACACATGCCAGGTTGGCCTTGGATAGGGGTGCTAGGGAAGAGCATTTTGGAAATTATGATACTGAAATCACAGGGGGTATTCGTGGTCCATCTATCAGAAGAGAGTTTCGACAATCAAGATGAAAGGTGGAAAACGCTTAGTCAGTTTGTATCTATGTGTGCTTAAAATAACAGGGCTGAGTTTGATGCCCTTTTGTATTAGAGCTTGTGAGTTGAGTAGACCTGATGTGACAACCAATGGAAAATCGCTGTATGCCAGAAGGCGTAGAGCGGTCAAGATTGGGAGATGCCACAGGTGCTATCGTGTGTTTCCCCCTATAGGGAATTCAAAGTGTGATAATAAAACCTGTAAACCAGGTATATCTTACAATTATCGTGTGAGGGATTATATCGTGAACGGAACATCTGAGGAGACGCCGTTCCCTGGTTATAATCTCTAGTCTGCAGTAAAG